CCCCAAGGTTGTCCTCTGATGAGAGGAAGTCTTGAATAGTCCAAACCTTCGCACATTATTAAACGGTGTCTAACCGCTACAATCTAATGTATTAAAACCGTGCGCTAGGATCTTTAGTTGAGTTCCATGAAAGAATCAGAGTCGAATTTTTGTTCGACCCTTTTTCCTATTGACCTCTCAGCCAATTTCCACGAAGAAAACACTTGATCTTGAACTAGTGTCTCCTCAGACACTGTTCCATGAAATGGTAAAGATACATCCTCGCTTTTAGCTTGGAGCATCTGAATTAACATACTGCGTTCTACATCCGGATGCAAGTCCACTCTTAGACCTAGGTCTTCGAGCTTGTCTCTTATCTTTTTGTAGTCTATTGTTAACTGGTCGTTAACAAAAGAGCACACAGTCTTAACATGTGGATTGCCAGAAAAGGCATATTCCATAAGCGTAGACCTTAAGTCAAACACTTTAGGTATTGTTTCTCGTTCAACAGCACTAAACTTAATTAACCTATCAATTAATGACAGGCCTTTTGGGTTTATGCCGGCTCCACCATAGGAGACGGGCAATGCTGCCAAATCCGTCGCAAAATCTCGATATTTTTTGGGTACACTACTTAGTAGTGCAAGTGAACCGTTTACCCTGGCGTAGTTTATGAAACTATCGACAGCTAAGAACTTGTTATCGTTCATAGGGCTTTTCACTGAATTAATCACACCATAAGGTGCAATAAGTTTCCCCGCGAACTCAGTAAAGAGATCGCTATCTAGACATTTGTCCACTGAAATAGGAATACTCATATCCCTTAATGCTTCCAGGTACAACGAGTGCACCTCATCATTACTAATAATGACGTCGTCGCCAAGGACACGGTATGTGTCCCTAACTCCTAACTTGCCTTCTATGTCCAACAAGACACAGTGGTGAGCCAAAGCAAATAAATTAAATGAGCCGTACATACCCATCGGTTGTCCTTTCGTGTAACGAAGGTTTCCATAATCTGAAGTCCATTGAGAACGACAAATCTGGGTAAACTCCGCGACCCTAGAGTAGCCGAGAGATGTTAATAGCGCTAGCTGGTAAGCTAGTGGAAAATTGTCAGTGGCTGAAGATAAATCGACAGCATGAACAACGTTCCCCGCCATTAATTCACGTTGGGCAAAGTCTATACCTTTCTTTTGATCGAAGGTACAGTCTGCCGGTATACTCCTCAGTATACTGCTCAACGCTCTATGTAAAGGTTGCATTGCAACTTGTACTCCTGCGATAGGCATAGCAATAACACGGGCTTTTAGACCTCTTTCTTGCAAAACCTGTATGCTACCTGAAATGGTAACTGCAGGCATGGGAGCTTCCAGACATGGAAGACCCATTTGCGTAAGAATCGGGGTCCAAGGTCCTGTGACCATGGTGGACTCTATCAAAGATATAGTCCAAGGATGATATTCCTTCATCCTGTGACGCCATGGGCCAAGTGTTGGTTTAGAGGTATTAATACCTCCCCAGTTAAAAGTTTCCCGATAACCGGATCTAAAAATGTTAAACCACTCTTCGAGTGGCAAGTTTTCCATTGACGAGGAGAACTTTAAATAAGCATTTTTGTCAAAATCCTCA